GCCAAATAGAGAAACGTACAGGCATAACGGTTACATCGGTTTACAATACCCTTAAAAACGCAAAACAACACATTAAAAATCATTCAATAGAGTTATATCATGAATACATTGAACAGAAAGCAGAAAAGGAAACCATCGCAAGGTTTGGGAGATACGATAGAGAAAATCACGACAGCGACTGGGATTAAAGCAGCCGTTAAATTTGTAGCGGGGGAGGATTGTGGCTGCGAGGAACGCAAGGTTAAATTAAACGCACTATTCCCACGGAGGCAACCCCTATGCATGAGTGAAACCGAATATAATTGGTGGAGTGCATTTATGGAACGCAACGCCACAACCATCCAACCCGATGAACTGGATGTGATATCGGCAATGTATTCACGTATCTTCCAAAAGCGTAAAGTGTACCGACCATGTACATGTAACCCAAACGCATGGCAAGAGATAATTAACCATTTAAACTACATTTACGATACCTATTAATGGCAGAGAAAGCAATTGTAACCCGATCGTATAATTATAATAGATGGTATTGGGCGGTGTGGTTTAAGGGTGTACGCCATGGATTGTACGAAACCAAGTTAGAGGCACAAGAAAAAGCAAAACAATATGAGAAAAGAAATAGTATCAATCAGCAGGTTGAGCAACAACAAGGGGCAAATTGAGGGATTACCCAAAAACCCAAGGTTTATTAAAGACCACAAATTCGTGCAATTAAAACAATCCATCAAGGAAGACCCCGAAATGCTGGAATTACGGGAGGTTATTGCCGTGGATTACAATGGGGAGTTGATTGTTATTGCTGGAAATATGCGTTTGAATGCGTGTTTGGAGTTGGGTATTAAAGAAGTACCATGTAAGATATTGCCCCAAGATACGCCCATCGATAAATTGAAAGCGTACACCATCAAAGACAATGTTGGATTTGGTGAGCATGATTGGGATGCCTTGGCAAACGATTGGGATGTGGAAGAGTTAGCCCATTGGGGTTTGGATTTGCCCATTGAGGCAGTCGATGAAGATGAATTGGAATCATTTGATGAGGAAGAATCATTTATTATTAAACTAACTTGTAATTCCTTGGAAGAACAAGAAAAAATATATTTTGAACTAATTGAAAAGGGATTTAACCCGAATAAAATATGAAAGCATATAGACACCCAAGCAAACAATTGCCATCCGAGGGATTACACGTATTAATCGTGGATATATACGACAATAAATTTATTGCCTATTACGATGGAGAGGATTGGTTTGATGCCCATACCGAAGAACATATCCAACACGTTGAATGGTGGATGTATATTCCAATAACCCCCAACGAATGAAAGTGTGTGTAATAATGGATGGTATGAGTGCGGTAACGTACCACCGATTGGCAATGCCATTTGCCATGATACGCCATTTTGGACAACTGGATGTACACTTTGCAATCACCCAACCCGATATCGAAAAGGTAAATGCCAAGGATTATGATGCGATTGTTATATCTCGATTCCTACGATACAATACCAAACTTTTGGTAGAGTGTAAAAAGCATGGTACAAAATTAATCGTGGATAATGATGACTTTTGGAGTATTCCCAAGCACAACCCCGCATACAAAATGTATCGCAAACATGCCAAAGATGCGGTAATAAATGCCATAAAACATGCAACACGTGTAATAACTACCACCCCACAATTGGCGGAAAAAACAAAGGAGTTAAATCCCAATGTTTATGTTTGCCCCAACGCATTGGATTTGGAAGAACCCCAATGGAACGCCACGACAGCCCATCCGTTTACAATTGGTTATGTTACGGGATCGTCCCACCTTTATGATGTCAAACTATTGGAGGGGCAGATGGATAAGATATGCACCCAGAACAATACCAATTTCCTATTAGCAGGTTACGCCCCTATGCATCCAATATCAATGCAAATGGAGTACTACATTACCCAAACCAAAACGGAACGCCCTACATGGTTCTATATTGGCGAGGGGGTGAATGTATTAAACTATGGTAAGTATTATTCATTTATGGACGTTGCTATTGCACCACTGGAAAAAGACCAATTCAATAAATACAAATCCGAATTAAAGATTGTGGAGGCAGCCGCCTACAAATTACCCATCTTCGTATCGGATGTTGAGCCATACACAAACCACCACGATAACAAGGGGGTGATATTCATAAAAAACAACGATTGGAGCGTAATGAATGAATATTTATCAAACAAACCACTACTTAAAGAATTAGGGCAACACAATTACGATTATTGCCTTAAACACCATAATTTGCATACTATCAATGAAACCAGAATTAAAGCAATTACAGATTGAACGGGCAACCATTGCCGATGATGAATATACCCCATCCAAAACCATCCGAGTTTTACAGTCGGGGCATTTAGGGGATTTGCTTTACTCAATGCCATGGGTTAAACGTGCAGCCGAGGTAAACAATGCAAAGGTGATATTTAACGTGGGATTCAATGAAGTATCTGGAACGCCCAACCACCCAAGTGGTAGATTCTGCATAAACGATAATACCTACAATTATATCAAGCCATTGTTGGAATATCAATCTTATATTTCCAAGGTCCAAAAACATGACCATCAATTGGTAGATTATAATTTTGACCAATTCAGAAGAATGGGTTTGAATTTAGCCGCTGGGGATTTAAAAAGAAACCATGGATATGTCTATCCAGAATTGCAACACGATTTATCCGCCCCATGTATACAAGCCCCCACGAATAAACAATACAAGGATATTATCGTTATTAATTTAACGGATAGATATCGTAACCCCAAAGTTGATTATCGGATATTAGGCAATTACCATATTGTCTTTGTGGGATTAGACCACGAGTACGATAATTTTTGCCAAAGATATTATTTAAAGCCCGAACGCATCATCATTGAAAACGCATTGCAGATGGCAACCCTACTTAATTCGTGTAAGTTGTTTATTGGGAATCAATCCTCAACCTTTGCCATCGCAGAATGCTTAAAGATAAATAGAATGTTGGAGGTGTACACCCCATGCCCAAACGTAATGCCTATGGGGGCTAATGGTTACGATTACATTAACCAACATGGATTTGAAACTTTATTAAAAAAATTGACAAATTAATTGGAAACAAATTCGACAATTATGGCAAACGAACAAAACTTAATACCACCACCAAAACCAGGGGAAATACGCAATCCCAACGGCAGACCCAAGGGAAGTAAGAACCGTAGTACCATAGCCCGTAAGTGGTTAGAGGCGATGCAGGATTCCAAAAACCCAATTACTGGAGAATTGGAACGATTAACCCAAGAAGATATCATGACATTGGCATTGATAAAAAAAGCCCGTGGAGGCGATGTAAATGCCTACAAACAATTGATGGATTCTGGATATGGATTGCCGAAACAAACCATTGAGCAAGTACAAGAGCAACCCATATTTAACGGCATTAATCTGGATGTAGATGGACAAGATAAACCCGAATCATTATAAATCTGATATTGAGTGTATTGATGCGATAAAGGCATCCATGCCCCATGAACAATACATTGGATACCTAAAAGGTAACGTGATGAAATATACATGGCGTTATGACAAAAAGAATGGGGTGGAAGATTTAAAGAAAGCCCAATGGTATTTGGATAGATTGGTAAAAGAACTATAATGCTACAAGCAACCACAGCACAGAAGAAGATAGCAAAGTTAAAAAAGCGGGTACGCATTGTGCGTGGAGGCACATCCTCATCCAAGACATTCTCAATTATTCCAATGCTTATTACCTATGCGGTCCAGAAACCAAGCACGGAGATAAGTATTGTGGCGGAATCCATCCCCCATTTGCGGAGGGGTGCTATCCGTGATTTCCTTAAAATTATGCAGATGGTAGGCATGTACGATGATAACAAATGGAATAAATCATCCCTTACCTATACATTTAACAACGATTCATTCATTGAGTTTTTTAGTGCCGATCAACCCGACAAATTAAGGGGTGCAAGGCGTGATGTGTTATTCGTTAACGAGTGCAACAACATAGAATGGGAATCGTACTACCAAATGGCAATTCGTACCCGAAAGTTTATATATCTTGATTATAACCCAGTAACTGAATTTTGGGTGGATACGGAATTGATAAACGACACCGATTCCGAAATGGTAGTATTAACCTACAAGGATAATGAGGCATTGGATGCATCCATCGTTAAGGAAATAGAAAAGGCAAGGGAGAAAGCCGAAACAAGCGACTATTGGCGTAATTGGTGGGCAGTATATGGGTTGGGGCAAATTGGTAATTTAGAGGGCGTTATATTCAGCAACTGGAAACAAATAGATACAATTCCCAAGGAGGCACGATTAATTGGGTGCGGATTGGATTTCGGTTATTCGGTAGACCCCACGGCAATTGTGGAAGTGTATCAATACAACAACCAACGGATATTGCATGAGGTGTGTTATCGTACAGGCATGATAAATAGCGACATTGCAAAAGTATTGCCCAAGAATGTACCTATTTATGCTGATAGTGCAGAACCGAAGTCAATTGAGGAAATTAGGCGATTCGGTGTACCGATTAAGCCAGTTACCAAGGGCAAAGATTCCATAAACTTTGGAATACAAATAATGCAAGGACAAGAATATTTGGTTACAAAGGATTCCACCAATTTGATAAAAGAATTGCGGGGGTATTGTTGGGATAAGGGTAAAGATGGTAAAACACTACCCATACCCATTGGCACGTCGCATTTGCTTGACGCATTTAGGTATCATGAAATGATGGCATTAGGTATGCAAAAAAATTATGGTACTTATGATATCCGTTAATTACAAACACAAAATCAATCGTTTTATAATAAATGAACAAAACACTTATAGTGCCATCGTCATTGAATGATATTCCATTGCAACAAATGTTGGAGTATCAGCAATTGAACCCCGAATTGGATGACCACGAAAAAGCCATCCAAGCGGTTAGTATATTTTGTAATATTTCTGTTAAAGAGGTAACCCAAATTCCCTACGAGGTATTAAGCCGCACCGTGGATTTAATCAAAAAGGCATTGAATGAAAAGGCAAAGTTTGAACACAAGTTTGAATTGAATGGGGTTAAATATGGGTTTGTGCCTAATTTGGATGAATTAAGTACGGGATCGTTCGTAGACATTGAGAACTATTACAAGAACAATGAATTGTATCGTGTATTATCCGTGTTGTATCGCCCCATTACCATAGAGGGGCAGAAAGGTAGATATGATATTGAGCCGT